GGACGAAACGCCAGGCAGTTTGTCGAACTCCGGATAGCGGGCCAGAACATCGGCGGACCATGTTATGAACATGTCAGAAATACCTCGAATCGAATCCGATCATACGTTCCTCGCTGACCTTGCGCTGTAGCGCAAACGCAAGCTCTTTGTCATGGAACGTGCCGGCGATGCGCTGGGCCGTTTCCGGATGCGCGCCTCCGTTGAGCTTTGACGCATCCACCTGGAAGCCGAACTCGAACGATGACGGCATGTACCTGCACAGTTGCGAATAGTACGGCAGAGCATCCACGGCAAGGCGCGTATGGCCGTCGTTGAGCAGGCCAGCCCACAGGTCGATGCCCTCGCGCGTGCGGGCCTCAAACACGCGCGGATCGGCACGGCCGGACTCTTCGTCATACTGGCACATTTGCGCCAGGTCGCGGAGCCACAGGAACTTGCCGAGCACACGGTCCGGATTCTCGGCCCGGTCGCGCTCCAGTAGCCCGATGTTGCGCGAAAACCGTCCGCGACGGACGCCCTCGGTGGTGTATCCATGGTGGATAATCTGCACGCCCTCAGCAAGGCAGACGTGGCCTAGCCCCTTGTTCATTTCCTGCTCGGGGTGCTCATGGACCACGCCAAAAAACTTGATCCCGGCATGATTGCGGAATACACGGCAAGGCAGGTCCGTCTTGATCACGCCCAACGGTTCCGCGCTCAGGTGGTGTTGCTTGATGGCATAGCCGTTGTATTGATTGTTGCGGAGCATCCGCAGCAGGTTGTCGCCGCCGAACAGAACCTCGTCGGAGTCAATCCACATAATCCAATCGCACTCGGCGCGCGCCAGCGTCTCGTTGCGCGCGGCAGCGAATCCGATGTCGGCAACAGGCCCGCCCTCGAACATTTGCCAATCGATCAGCGGAAACCGCTCGGCATATTCCGCCAGGATTGCGCGCGTGCTGTCCGACGTGGCCGAATCGACGCGGATGACGAATTGCTGCGCGATGGCCGTCAGAGGCTTGAGGCATCGCGCAATGTCGGCCTCCGCGTCCTTGACGATCATGCACACGGACAGCGTTGCGTCCGGCATGGTCTCGGCAATCTTGCGCTCCAGGTTGATCGGCTTCGACGGCGCAACAGGCCGGCGGAACGCGGTGATATACGACCCCAACACGCTGCCGAATTTCGACAGGCCGGACGGCGCAGCAACGATGCCGAATCCCGGATGATGGCCGAATGCCTCATGCAAGTCTCGCCGCTCGAAATGGTGCAGGTGCGCGCGCCAGTAGCGATGCTCGTGGTATCCCTGCGCTTCCCACGGCCCATAGGGCGTGGTCAGCACGATCAGGCCGTCAGCGGTCAGTGATTTGGCCAGGTTGTCGATTAACGCGATGGGGTTGGCGACGTGCTCGGCAACCTCGGCCGCGATGATGGCGTCAAATGCATCGGGGATCGGCGAGTCGGTGGCGTTTCCGACGAGGAACTGCACATTCCGCACCCCCTCCGACTCAGCCCATGCGCGGGCCTTGGCAACGTTCGACTCGGCCAGGTCGATCCCGACGAATTGCGCGTCCGGGAACGCCCGCGCCAGCGGAATGGTGTAGTGCCCATGCGCGCAGCCGTAATCGAGCACGCGCATCCCAGGCTTGATGTTGTCCGCGATCTTGCCGGCGACGGCGCGGAATCGGCTGGTGTGCGTCACGTCCTCAGGGCCATAAACCACGCCGCGCGCCGCCTCGTAGGCGTAGTAGTCCGCGTAGTGCTGCGCGAAGGTGTCGTTGCGGTAGAACGCATAGGCGCGGCGGTACTCGTCGGCCAGTGCGGCTCCCAGCGTGCCGGGGACAGATTCGCCGCCGGCAAATTCAAACGCCGGAATATCCGAATGACGGATGAAATGATGCGCCAGCGATACCCGGCTCGCGCGCGCGAACTGCTGGCGAGCAATATCGACGATCATCCCGGCGGAGTTGGCCCAATCGAACCGGCGCGCGGCCGCGATCTGCTCGTCGTGCATGCGCGCCGCATCGGACTGGAACTGGTCGCGCAGGTAGGAGACGAACGCATCTTCGTCCGCCATGCCATCGCGCAGCGGGATCAGGCGCACGCCCGCCCCTTCGCAGGTCTCCGGAAGCGCCGCCTGTGCCGACGTGATCATCGGCAGACCCGCCGCCATCGCTTCCATCGCGGTGATACAGGACACCTCCTCGAACTCGGTCGGGTAGCACAGCGCGCCCGCGTTGCTCATGAGGTCGGCAAGCTGCGCCTTGGTCAGTGCGCCGACGTTTTCGACGTTCGGCAATTCGTCGCACCGTTGCCACAGGTAGCGGTATAACGGCTCCATTTGCGGAGTCACATTGTCGTACCCGCAAACGGTCAGGCGGTACGGCGTATCGGCCAGCCGTTCCATGATTCCGCCGGGGCGCACCAGATGCTCCAGCCCACGTTCCGGCCGGCTGGAATAGACCAGCTGGTACTGGTTGCGATTGGCATGCGGAGCCGGCTGGAACAACGCCGGATCAATGCCGTTCTGGATGGCATATACCCGATCAGGATTCAATCCCCACTCGGCAACGACCTGCCGCTTATGCCACTCGGAAACCGTCAGGAAACCATCGATGTTCCACGCCTGGCCGAGCATCGGCGCCTTGACGCGCTGCAATGCGAGGTCGTGCAGCCAGAGCAGGTTGATCTTGCTGGCATATTTGCGCGAGAACGCCTGCGGGTTGCGCTGGATGATGCAAATGTCGTGCGGCGTGTTCTCTGCGTAGAAGCCGAAACGCTCGCCGAGCGGGTGCGCCTCGCTGACCTGTCCGGCCCATTCGTAGCGCACGCCATCGGACTCGCTGCCCTCGGGAAATGACGTAAAAATGGTGACCTTGTGGCCCATGCGCGCCAGCTCGCGCGCGACGTAATAGGCGGCAGTCTCGGACCCGCCCAGGCTGTGGGTTTTGACAGTCTCGCCGTTGAACGGGAGGCCTCCGCAGTGCATGACGACAAACATTTTTCGCCCTTTCCTTTCCTGGTTATTTCGCCGGGGTTTTGATGGTGTTGGCAACGGGTTTCAGGCCCGCGTCCGGTTTCCAATCTTTCGGCAGCCCTTGCGGTTTGCCGGCGACGCCGAACGAAAGCGGGTCGCGTTTCTGCCGATCCAATTCCGACTTCCGGCGGGGATCGTCCGCCGTTGGTGTGAGCATGTCGCCTCCTGTTGATGCTGTTGCAATACGCCGAATGAGTGGGCGAGCCAGTCGAAACCGGCCCGCCCCGCCCCGGCGAAAGGGCGAACCGATCAGGTCGAGGAATTCACGGCACGGATCAGGAATCCGTACGTGCTGCCCGTGATTTTCTCGTCCTGGTAATACCCTACCTCGACATCCTCGGCCTTGCGGCGCGAGTCGTACGGATGGCGCTCGACCTGCATATTCGGCAGGCCGGCAGCCGCCCAGCGGAAGTTGTAGCCAAACGACGGCATCTCCTTCGACGGGCTGGCGGGCGCGTGATAGATCAACACGTTATCGCCCCAGATGGTCGAGAGCGATTCCGAGACGCCTTCCTGGCCGGCGTTGTAGTACGCGCCGCCGACGTGCACCTGGTCCACTTCCAGCAGTTCGGCAACCTGACGGACGGACGGGTAGCCTCCGCCGTTGTTGCTGCCGAAAATGATGTTGCGGACCGTGGCATCGCGCCGGAACGACAGCCAGGCATCGATGCCCATGACGATGCGATTCGGCCGCACGCCGGTAGAGCCGCGCACGTTGTCGATTGCGGTATTGATATTGCCCAGCGGATTGCCGGCGCCATTCCACGCGGACGCGACGGCGGTATAGCTGCCGACGTTCGAGCCGCTGGTGACCTGCAACGCGACGCGCCGCTCCCAATCGAGCATCAGCTTGTCGAGCAGGTATTGCGCTTTGTTGTTGATCATGCCCATCAGAAAAACGGGGTCGGCGTTGGCCTTGTCTTCGATGGGAATGGCGGACGCCAGCGCGTAGTTTTTTGCGAAATACGTGCCGGAGCCGACATCTTCCGTCACGCGGCGGGCATACGTCCCCGGCGCGCGGTCCGTCCGGTCGATCCGAAGGCGGTCGGCGCGGTCGAAAATGACGTATGCGTCGCTTTGCTTCTGGACCTGGACGGTCGGAAAAATCATGTCGGCGATGAACCCTTGCGGGCGGTATCCCATCGCCATTTCGGAGAGGGCTTGATCGATATGCAGAGCACGTCCGGTTGCGGAACCCATGATGGCGCCTCCTTACGAGTAGGTCTGTTGGGACGGGTTGACGAAGCTGGCGACAATCTCGCACAGCGCCCCGGATGCAGCGGCGGTAATCGCCTTGGCAACGCTGGTATCGCCCGAACTGAT